AATCAAATGGTGATGGTAACAAGATTAAAGGTAAATCGTTTGTTAAACGAGAACCAGTCACAGATGAGTTGTGGCAAAAACATTTAGATGGTGCTGACAGTTTAGGTATTATACCAATCAATGATGACAACAAATGTAAGTGGGGATGTATAGACATAGATTCTTACGCAGAATTTGATCACAAAAAATTAATTAATAAAATAAAACAATTTCAATTACCATTAGTCGTATGTAGATCAAAGTCTGGTGGTGCTCATGTATTTTTATTTACAGAAGATTATGTATCAGCAGGTTTGATGCAAGATAAATTAAATGAGATTAGATCTGTATTAGGTTATGGTGGATCAGAAGTATTTCCAAAACAAAGAGAATTAAAATCAAAAGATGATACAGGAAACTTTTTAAATTTACCATACTTTAATTGTGGTCAGACAACAAGATATGCCTTTATGGAGGATGGTGAAGCTGCTAGTATAGATGCTTTTTTTGAACTCTATGAAAGATATAAACAACAAGACATCAGCACAATAGAAATTAAAAGACCAGAGACCCCGTACTCTGATGGACCGCCATGTATAGAACTTATGGCAGAAAATAAAATTGGTGAAGGTGGTAGAAACAATGCACTATTTCATTATGGTGTGTATGCAAAATCTAAATGGCCTGACAATTGGAAATCCAAAGTAATAGTATTTAATGAGACTGCTATGCAGCAACCATTATCAGATACAGAAGTAAATATAATTACAAAACAACACGATAAAAAAGAATGGGGTTACAAATGTAATGATCAACCTATGTGTAGTTTGTGTGATAAAAAATTATGTAAGAAAAGAAAATTTGGTATAGGTCAAGAACCTGTATTTCCAAATCTAACAGATCTACAAGTAGTTAACTTAGAAGAACCATATTACTACATGAACGTAGATGGAGATAGGTTATATCTAGACTCAGCAAAACATTTAGCTAATCAAGTTTTATTTCAAGAGGAATGTATTAAACAATTAAGAATAAATCCACCTAGTGTTAAGACAGGAGATTGGAAAAAAATTACTAGTACATTATTAACTAATGCAGAGATTACAGAACCTGCAGAAGGTACAAGTACAAAAGATATTTTAAATAATTACTTGGAAGATTATTGTGTAAACAGAATACAGAAAGACGACTACGAAGATTTACGTAATGGTGGTACTTACACTAAAGACGGCTTTCATCATTTTGTATTTGATAACTTTTTTAACAATTACTTATCAAGAAAACATTGGAGAGTTCCATATCAAAGAACATCACAGATGTTGAAAGATGACCTAAACTGTACAACTAAACGTGTAGGTAAAACAAAGATATCTGTATTTGTTGTAGCTAGATTTGATAAGAAAATAGAAACATATAAACCAAAAACATTTAAAAAGGATAACTATTAATGATAAGAGAACAACTTTCATTGTGGAAAGATCCAAAACAAATTATTTTAGAAAAAGAAAGAGTAGATGTTTCAACTCTTCCAGATATAGGAGACTTTAAGTATAGTTTTTCAGTTATAGAAAAAGATAGATACTATGCATATAAAAACGGTGGAATAAATATTTTTATGCCAAACAAAGGTTTAATTTTTCCTTTTTTAAAAGATGAAAAAACAGGAAGAGTAATAAAACCCATGCCAAACACAACAGGAAAGTGTGGAATTTATCCTAGAACTCAATTACCTCATTTTGTAAATGGTGAACAAAAAAGTAAAAAAGCAGTTTTTTCTAGAGTTTTTGCTCTTGCTTTTATAAAAAACGATAACCCAACAAAAAAAACCTATGTAGATCATATAAACGGAGATACTAAAGATTATAGATTAGAAAATTTAGAGTGGGTAACTCCATCAGAAAATAATAGAAGAATGAAAAGATGAGAAGAATAATATATGGACCACCAGGTACGGGTAAAACACACACTTTACTAGGACACATAGAAAAGTTTCTAGCTAATACACCACCAGATAAGATTGGTTATTTTACATTTAGTAAGAACGCTGCACAAGAAGGTAAACAGAGAGCAGTAGATAAATTTAAACTATCTTACAACGACGTACCATATTTTCAAACACTGCATGCATTTTGTTTTAATCAACTTGGTATAAACAGAAACCAAGTGATGCAACCAAAACATTACAAAGAATTATCTGAAAAGATGCAAATAGAATTAGAAGGTGCAAGACAAGATGAAGACTATGAAGGTATATTTTATTCTCCGGATCCATACATACAGTTAATAAATCTAGCAAGATCAAAAGAGATGGACCCAATAAAATTTTATAATTTACATAACAATAATAAAATACAATTAGATAAATTAAAAATAATAATTGAAGAGTTAGAAAACTACAAAGAACAGAATGGTTTGATTGACTTTCCTGACATGCTAGACAAATTTATAGAAAGTGGTGAAGCACCAAGTCTAAGAGTTATGTTTGTTGATGAAGCACAGGATTTAAGTTTGGTGCAATGGAGATTGGTTAAAAAGATAGAAGAGAAGTCTCAAGATTCATACATATCAGGTGATGATGACCAGGCCATATACAGATGGAATGGTGCACATGTAAGTACATTTATAAATTTAGAAGGTGATAGAACTGTATTAGATCAATCACAAAGGGTACCACAAAAACCTTTTACACTTGCAAACAAGATAATAAAAAAAGTACACAATAGAGTAGAAAAAGAATGGCTACCAAAAGAAGAAGAAGGATCTGTTAAAAAATGTAGTAATCTTCATGAAGTAGATTTTTCACGTGGTAGATGGTTAGTGTTAGCACAAGCTAACTATATGTTAGCAGGTATTGGAGAAATATTAGACCAAAAAGATTTATATTGGCAACGAAGACATGCAGTGCCGAGAGTAAAAAATATATATGAAATTATATTGAAATGGAATGATTTACGAAAAGGTATACCTCTACATTACAATGATGTTAAGAAGATCGCTGCAAAAATGACCAAAGATAATTGGGATCCAAAGTTATTTAAAACAATAATTAAAGATGGTTTCTATGACATAGATACTTTGAAAGAGAAGTATGGACTTAAAACAGAATCTGAATGGGACGAAGCATTAAATGAAATAGGTGATGAAGATATAAAGAAGATAAAAAAATTAATTAAATCAGGAGAGAACTTAGATAAAAATCCTAGAATTAGTATTTCTACAATACATGGTGTCAAAGGTAATGAAAGAGAAAATGTAGTTGTAATAACAGACTTGGCTGGTGCAGCATTTATTGATTATGAAAAAGATCCAGATGATACACATAGATTATTTTATGTTGCCTGCACAAGAACAGAAAAAAACTTATATATAATCGAACCACAAACAAAAAAGGCATACAATCTATGACAAACAAAGATATATTTGAGGAAGCTTTTCCTCAAGACAGACAAATAGGCGGGAGTCACTACAAAGACTTTCACATTCAACCCTACGAATTTATTTCAAAGAATGATCTATCGTTCTTTCAGGGCAATGTTGTGAAATATGTTTGTAGATATTTACACAAAAATGGTATAGAAGATTTAGAGAAGATCAAACACTACTGTGATCTAGAAATTAAAAAAATGAAAGATACTAAAAAATAATGGAAGAGTATATAGACGTAGGTCTTATAACTGTAATTGTAATAGCAACATGTCTAATAAATTTATAATATGAAATTAGTATTTAAACCTCAAACTGAGTGGCTACCACCAGAATCTTTTCCTGACTTATCAAAGTATGATGAGATTGCAATTGACTTAGAGACTAAGGACCCAGATTTAAAATCAAAAGGTTCAGGTTCAGTTATTGGTAATGGTGCAGTAGTTGGAATAGCTGTAGCTGTTGAAGGTTGGTCTGGATATTATCCTATTGCACACGAAGGTGGTGGTAACATGGATAAAAATATGGTTATAAAATGGTTTACCGATGTATTAAAAACATCTGCAATTAAGATATTTCACAATGCAATGTACGATGTATGCTGGATTAGGTCTATGGGCCTTAAAATAGAGGGTAGAATAGTAGATACCATGATTGCTGGCTCTCTCGTGGACGAGAATCGCTTTCGATACGATTTAGGTAGTTTGGGTCGTGATTACGTCGGAATAGGCAAAAATGAGGCTGTATTGAAGGAAACTGCAGCGCATTGGGGCATCGATCACAAAGCAGAGATGTATAAACTACCTGCGATGTATGTTGGTGAGTATGCTGAACAAGATGCGGTGCTAACTCTAAAATTATGGCAAGAGATGAAGAAACAAATTCAACATGAAGATGTACAATCTATCTTTGATCTTGAGACAGAACTATTTCCTTGCCTCGTTGATATGAGATTCTTAGGTGTGCGTGTAGATACAGAAGCAGCTCACCAATTAAAGAAAAAATTAGTTGGAGAAGAACAGTCAGCATTACTAAAAGTAAAAAAAGAAACAGGAATAGACATTCAGATATGGGCTGCAAGATCAATTGCCAAAGTTTTTGAAAAATTAAATTTACCTTATGACGTAACTGCGAAAACATCTGCTCCTTCTTTTACTAAAAATTTTTTACAGAACCATCCACATCCGATCGTTCAACAAATTGCACGTGCTAGAGAGATTAATAAATCACATACAACTTTTATTGATACCATATTAAAGCACTCACATAAAGGTCGTATTCATGCTGAGATCAATCAGATTAGATCCGATCAAGGCGGAACTGTGACTGGACGTTTCAGTTACAACAATCCAAACTTACAGCAGATACCAGCACGGAACAAGGAACTTGGACCATTGATCAGAAGTTTGTTTATACCTGAAGAAGGGTGTAGCTGGGGTTGCTTTGACTACTCACAACAAGAGCCACGTTTAGTTACACACTATGCAGCATTAGATGGACTCTATGGTGTAGAAGAAGTTCTAGATGCATACAACGATGAACCGGATACAGACTTTCATAGAATTGTTGCTGACATGGCAAACATACCTAGATCACAGGCCAAGACAATTAACCTTGGTTTATTTTATGGTATGGGTAAAAACAAATTACAAGCAGAGCTGGGTGTATCTAAAGAGAACGCTGAAGATCTATTTAGAACGTACCATGACAAAGTCCCTTTCGTTAAAATGTTAATGGAAAGTGTAATGCGTAGAGCACAGGACCGAGGTCGAGTTAGAACTTTACTAGGTCGAAGATGTAGGTTTAATTTATGGGAGCCTAACCAGTTCGGGATACATAAAGCATTGCCTCACGAAGAAGCGCTCACGGAACACGGACCAGGGATCAAGAGAGCTTATACATACAAAGCACTCAATAAACTTATACAAGGATCAGCAGCTGATATGACAAAGAAAGCTATGGTTGATCTATACAAAGAAGGTATCGTACCGCATATACAAGTACATGATGAACTTGATATATCGGTTGATGGAAATGCAGATAAAATAAAAGAGATTATGGAATCTGCAGTTGAACTAGAAGTACCAAACAAAGTAGACTATGAATTTGGACCAAATTGGGGTACAATAAAATGAGGATAAATTATGGCTTATTTAAATGCAAACATACCACCGACTTATGCACAAATAAGAAAGGAGTATCTTTATGATCTTAAAAAACATAAGGGAGAAGTTGCTGACTGCATTATCTTTGGTCTTAGCGCTCTTACAGGCAGGGCTATATTATTTCATGCTATTATGGAAAACGGTGCAATATTTTATCGCTTACCAATTAGCGCGTTTATTCAACAGG